GCAATAAATCAATATATTGATAGATTGAAAAGTCAGGAGAAACAATCTCTTAGTGCTTTAAAAACTGCAAAAGAATCTGGTGATGTAGATGCTGAAATAAAAGCACAAGATGCTTTAGCATCTGTTAAGGCAGAATCTTTAGTAGCTCAACAATATAAGATGAGAGCAGAATCCGATTCTGATAAGCGTAAAGTAAAATCTAAACCAAAAACAGAAACTCCTACTTCTGTTGTTGCAGACCGTAAGGCTTTGGAATGGCAAAAAAGGAATGAGTGGTTTGGAAGTACTACGACGAAAGATAGAATCATGACTCAAGCAGCTATGGTGATTCATAAAGAACTTGTTGATGAGGGTATTTTCCCCAACAATAGTCCTGATGAATATTATAACGAACTTGATTCTAGGATTAGAGAGGAATTTCCTGAACGGTTCAAAACTAAAAGAACTAAAAAAATTCCTACAGTTATTAGCGGAACGCGTGCCGCTACAGGCAAAAACCAAGTCAAGTTAACTAAAACTGAAGTTGACATGGCAAATAGATTGGGAGTAAGTCTGCAAGATTATGCGCGACAAAAAGTACGCCAACAGGCGGGAGGTTAGAGATGACACAAGCAACAAGAACCAGCCGTAAAAGTCGGGCTTCGGCACCTCGAAAAAAAGTTTGGGAACCAACGAGTCGTTTAAACGTACCGAAGGAACACAAACAAATGGGCATGGAATATATTTGGGTTAGACACGAATTGTTGAATAATCCAGATGATTCAAATGTTCATGAACGTCTACGCGAAGGCTATGAACCAGTCAAACCTGATGAACTCGGAGATGACTATCATGCTGATGTAATGACAACTGGCAAACACGCAGGTACGGTTAGATCGGGAGATTTAATTCTTATGAAACATACCAAGAGTTATGTAGCAGAGAAGGAAGCGTACTACGATGCTCAAACTGAGCGAATGGGTCAAGCATATTCGAAAGAATATCAAAATGCAGGATCCTCAGCAATGCCAACTCAAGATGAATCCACTTCTTCTGTAGTAAGAGGAGGAGGAAAATCATCACCAAAGTTTGAGGAATAAGTTTTAAAAACTGGTTCTAAAAAATTTTGGTATAAATTAACTAACTTGCAATAAGGAGATTATTATGGCAGGATATGGATTAGACCCAGTTAGAAATGCTGACGGGGGATCTATTAGAGCTAATAACTTCTGCGACGGAAACGGATATCGCATTGCAGCAACTGCACCTTCAGCTTATTTTGAAGGTGACTTATGTACATTAACTAATGGTTTATTAGTTACTGACATGGGTGCGGCTTCGCCAGGAACTGTAATCGGAGCTTTTTTCGGAGCTGAGTATACTGATAACTCATCAGGTGATGTTAAATTTGTACGTTCAATACCTAACGGTACGGTTGCTAAAGAGCAATATAAGGCTTATGTCTATGACAACCCTTACTGTGTTTTTAAAATACAGGCAGACCAAGATACAGCGGCTTTAACAGCTGCTATGGTTGGCAACAACTTACAAATCGTCGCATCTCCGACGGGTTCAGCAGTGACTCACAAGAGTGGCTTAGTAGCTGATTCTAGTACAGAGAATACCACACAAGGATTCCCACTACAATTTTTAGGTAGTGCGGAAGCACCTGACGCTGGTTATACATCTGCTGGAACTACTATGGATATTCTAGTGAAGATCAATACTCACTTATGGGGCAATGCCGCAGGTAACACAGGTCTAACATAGAGAGGAATTTAAGTTATGGCTATTTCAAGAGCACAACTCCTTAAAGAATTAGTACCTGGTTTGCATGCAATTTTCGGAACTGAATATAACAGATACGAAAATGAAGCAGCGGTCCTATTCGAAGAGGAAAAATCTAATAGAGCGTTCGAAGAAGAAGTTTTATTCCCAGGTTTTGGGGAAGCTTCTGTAAAATTTGAAGGCGCACCTGTTGGCTATGAAGACACAGGTGAAGGTTGGGTAGCAAGATATACAAACGAAACAGTCGCTATGGCTTTCGCAATTACTGAGGAAGCTATGGAAGACAACTTGTATGACAAGCTATCTACCAGATTAACTAAAGCTTTGGCCCGTTCGATGGCCGCAGCTAAACAAACCAAAGGTGCCAATGTGTATAATAGAGCATTCAATGCAACTTATACAGGTGGCGATGGTGTAGTACTTTGTTCTACAGCTCACCCACAAACATATGGAACTAATGGTTCTAACACTTTCAGCACTCAAGCGGAACTTTCAGAAACTTCTCTTGAAGATGCATTAATTCAAACAGCAGGCTTAACTGACGATAAAGGCATTCCAGTGGCTTTACAAGCTAAGTCTTTGCACATTCCAAGACAACTAGTTTTTGTTGCGGAAAGATTAATGGCGTCTCCATACAGAGTTGGTACTGCAGATAATGACGTGAATGCGATTGTATCTAAAGGGATGATTCCTGGTGGATACTATGTCAATCACAGATTTACTGGTTCTAAGAGATGGTTCTTAAGAACAGATTGCCCTAACGGCATGAAACATTTCATGAGAACTCCAGTTTCGACTGCGATGGAAGGGGATTTTGAAACAGGTAATGTTCGTTACAAATCAAGAGAAAGATATTCTTTCGGTTGGTCTGACTGGCGTTCAGTATTTGGAGCAAATCCAAGCTAAGTCTAAGGACTTCGGGGGCATCATAAAAAGGTGCCCCCTTTAACAACTCATAGACTGCGAAAGCAGACTGAAAAACAAGGAGTAAGACTATGGGAACAACAACTTTTTCGGGACCAGTAAAATCTGGATCCATTAGAGAAGGTGCATCATCTAATGTTGGTACATTAGTATGCGCTCAATCAGAAGCAATCACTGAACTAGCAGCTAATACAGAAAGCTCTATTATTATTCCAGCAAATAGCCAAATCATTAATATGTATGTTTTGGTACAAACTGCTTGGGATGGTGGAACTAACACACTTGATGTTGGAACATCTGCCGATCCTGATTTGTTTGTTGATGGTTTATCAACTGCATCTTTAGGAAATCACAGAGCAACTGCAGCGGCTACTGGAACAGAAGCAAATTGGAAGGACGTTGGTACATCTGATGTGACTATCTATTATGATTCTGTTGCGGGAGGTAATGGTGTAGGTGTTTTGACTGTTGAATACATTCAAAATAGAAACTTAAGCTAATTAAATAATTAAGGGGAGACTTCGGTCTCCCCGTTTAAAGGAGTTAATATGACATTTCAAGGTGACGCAAAGTCAACATATTTTACTGCTGATGCAACTACTGATGGTCAAACATCCAATGCACATAGACAACGTTTATTAGCTGTAGTATTGGAAGCAGGTGCTTCCGCAGATGCTAATGTAGATATTTATGATGCTCAAAGTGCAACAGGTACAGCTATTTTAGGTTTATCTGTAGCTGCTAAAGGTACAACAAGTTTCACAGTTCCAGCAATGGGAAAAGTTTGTGAAACTAATATCTTTGTAGATTTGACTGGCACAGGTGCAACAGCAACAGTTTATTGGAATTAAAATATGTCGGAAGTTTCCAAATATGATTTGGAAATACAGGAACTTAAAGGGGAAATAAAACTTTTAAGTGAACGTGTTTCTACTATTAAAGATAATCATTTAAAACATATAGAAGAAAAAATTAACAGCATTACAAAAGTAATGTATACAATTGGCTTTATGGTTTTAGGTCAATTATTATGGGTTTTAACCCGTGCATTAATGTAAGGGGGCACTATGGCAACTTCAGGAACATGGAATTGGAGTTTAGATACTGCTGAAATTATACAAGAAGCTTATGAAAGAATAGGCGCAAGTCCTGAAAGTGGCTATGATTTAAAAACAGCAAGACGTTCTTTAAATTTATTACTAACTAAATGGGCTAATGAAGGTGTACATTTATTTCAATTAAACTTTCATACAGCTAACATGACTAAAGATCAAGATTATATTACTTTTAATTCATCTATACATGCAGATGTTTTAGACGGTGTAGTAAGAAATAACCAAACAGCGGACGAACCTAATGATATTTCAATGGAACGTATTAGTCTTGATGATTATATGGCTATTCCAAATAAATGGACTAAAGGAAAGCCTGTTCAATTTGCGTTAGAAAGAAATACTCAATACGATTCATCAGGAACAAGTAACCATAAAATGTATTTATGGCCTGTACCAAATCAAACATATTATCAATATGTTGGTTGGACTATTATGTATGCACAAGATATAACTTCATCATATGATCAAAATGCAGAAATACCAAAAAGATATTTACCAGCATTAGTTAGTGGTTTAGCGGTAGAACTTGCTGTAAAGCAAGCACCTGAGAGATTAGCAGCATTAGTTCCTTTATATGAAAAGGATTGGCAATTAGCTAAAGAAGAAGATAGAGAAAGAGTCAGTTTTATAGTACAACCACAAGTAAACTACATTAGGTAAATTGCATGCCAAGATATGCAAGAGGCAAACACGCAGTTCTAATCAGCGATAGGTCTGGTTGGAGAATAAAATATAAAGATGCTCGTACTGAATGGACGGGCGCAAGAGTTTCTAAACAAGAGTGGGAAGAAAAACAACCACAACTTGATCCACAAAAATATTTAAGAAAAGCATCAGCTCAAGGTGACGTTTTATACGATCCTCGTCCTGATGATGATTCAGTTCCTACAACTGTAAGGTTAGGACCTTTATTTGGTAAATGGTCTGGTCAAGCAGCCATGAATATGGGGATGATTAATTTCTCACAAGCTGAGGAACCTGCAGGTTTTTCAATGGCAGCTGAACTTGGTAGTCTTAAAATTAGTATTGTAGCTAAAGTTACTATGGATGCTATAGGAACAGCTACTCAAGGAACAATAAATATTTCTGAAACAGAAGATGCTGAAGGATTTGAATTAACTCCTTCTCAAGGTCAAGTAACTCTTCCAGTTGTTATAACTCAAACATTATCAGCAACAGCTACTCAAGGTACTGTTGGAATAGGTACTACAGAAGATGCTGAAGGATTATCAGCTACTACATCAATGGGTACTGTAACTATTTCGTTATTTGCTCAACCTTCTGGATTAACATTAACTCCTTCTCAAGGATCAGTAATGATTCCAGGTATTGAAGTACCAGATGGTATGTATGTGACAGCTACACAAGGTACTGTTCAAATTGCAGGAATAGAAGCTCCAGATGGCATGTATGTAACAGCCACTCAGGGAACAGTTACACCAGTAGAAGTTACTGTAGTTGCACCATCAGGCTTGACTATGACTGCATATCAAGGTACAATAGGCGTAACATCTCCAAGTTGGGGTAACTTTACTTGGGGTCACGATACATGGGGTCAATAATATGGGTTTAACATACGTTCAATTGAAACAAGCAATTTTAGACTGGACAGAAAACGATAGTACAGAATTTACTACCGCAACAGGTTCAGGCAAAGCCCCAGTAGATTTATGTATTCAATTAGCAGAACAACGATTAGTAAGAGAAGCTGATATTACAGCCTATCGTAAAACAACAGATATTACATTATTAGCAAATAATGGATTTTATGATATGCCTCAAGATTTATATGTCACTAGGTATATTAAAATAAAAACAGGCGAATTTTTAATGGAAAAAGACCATACATTCGTCCGTGAATACACACAAACTATTACAACAGCAGAAAGTGGTGGACCTTTTTATTATGCACCTTATGGTGAGGGAACTTATTCAGCATCCGATAGAGGGATGCAATGGTTATTTTCTCCTAGGCCAACCATTGACACTGCACTCGAAATAGGTTATACTATAATGCCGACAGGACTAGGATCTGGAAATGCAAATTCATATCTAGGCGACTATGCTCCTGACGTTATTTTATATGGAGCTTTAATTGAAGCAGCGCAATTTATGAAGTCACCTCCTGATATTTTAACTAGATATCAAGGTCTTTATGATAGAGCATTGCAGACATTTTTAGTCTTCGAGCAAGGTCGTGTAAGAAGCGATGAAAATGTAAAAGGAGAAACAGGAACAAGAGGATAAAATATGGCTTTAACATCAGCAATTTGTACCAGTTTTAAAGTAGAACTTCTTGAAGGTGATCATGATTTCAATCTTGGAGCAGACGCATTTAAATGCGCTTTATTTAAAGCAAATGCTTCAATATCGGGAACATTTGGTGCCGCTACAACTAACTACTCTGAAATGACAGGCAGTTCAGATGAACTAGCTGCAACAGGGGGGTATAGTTCAGGTGGAAATACATTAACAAATGTAAATCCAACTTCTAGTAGCACGACAGCATATACAGACTTTCAAGATACTGAATGGACTTCAGCGACATTTACCACACGTGGTTGTTTAATATACAATTCAAATGATGGAAATTCAGCTGTAATGGTCATTGATTTTGGTGCAGATTATTCTGTATCAGGAGGTACTTTTAAAATTGAATTCCCAGCAGCGGGAGCAAGCACAGCTATTTTAAGAATAGTTTAAAAAGGAGTAACACATGGCATCAACATGGTCTAATGCCGAGTTGAGATTAATGACTACAGGTGAAAATGATAACACCTGGGGTGATGAGACAAATGATAATTTAAAACGTATTGATGATATGGTCAATGCATATATTGGTGTAGCATTAACTGGAACATCTAAGACTTTAACTTTTACAAATGATCCAACTTCTTATGCACAAGAAGATGGGCGTTGTAAGATATTAAATTTTACAGGTAGTCCAGGGGGCACATGCACAGTTACATTTCCAAATAAATTAATGTGGTATTATGTTTTAAATAATACTGGAGATAGTAAGGATATCATTTGTACAGCAGGATCAGGAGCAGCAACATATACAGTTCCTGCAGGTAGAGATGCTATAGTTTACGTAGATGGATCAGACGAAATGTATAATGCTCTCAATGATTTACAAGTTAATACAATTAACGGAGTTGATCCAGCAGGTTTTGCAACAGCAGGCTTTAGCATCGCAATGGCCGTTGCATTATAACATAGGAGGATAGATTGGCACAGAATTTTCGCAGGTATAAAGAATCAGCAATAGGAACAGCTGCTACAGATATTCCCAATGGATCTAATTTCGATTCTTACGATACGATTGTAGGCATATCACTTGCTAACATATTGACAACTGCAATTAATGTAGATGTTTATATAGCAAATGGCGGTACGAATTACTATTTAGTAAAAACGGCTCCCATTCCTAGTGGTGGCGCATTACAAGTATTGGACGGAGGAGCTAAGATAGTGGTAGAATCGGGCGACCGACTTTATATCAAATCAGATACAGCTTCATCAGTAGATGCATGGGTTTCTGCAGTCGATGCAATAAGTACATAGGAGTTTATTTTGGGTTACGTAGGAAACAGTCCAGCTTTAAAATACGCAAGTTTTGCAGTTCAGCATTTTACAACAAGTGCTACTACAGGCTATACACTCGATCACGCTGTAACAAATGAAAATGATATACGGCTAGTAATCAATAATGTAGTTCAACAACCTGGTAGTTCGTATGCATATACAGCGTCAGGTACAACACTTACACTTTCAGCCGCAACGGCTGGCACAGACACAATGTATTGTGTTTTCATTGGTAAGGCAGTTCAAACTGTAGTACCAGGACAAGGATCAGTTGGCTCTGATGAATTATCAGCTACAGCAATTACAGGTCAAAGCGCACTCGGTGCCGCGCCCGCAGACACTGATGAATTTATCATAAGTGATTCAGGCGTATTAAAAAGAGTAGATTATTCTTACGTAAAAAGTTCAGTAGTTAATAGACCTAATGTAAATCCATTAATTATAAATGGCGATATGCAAATTGCACAGAGAGCTACTTCAAAAACAGGTATGAAAGCTTCAGGAATTTGGGTTTGTGATAGATGGGATTATCAC